CGCGGGCGGGTCTGCATCTATGGGAGCCGTATCACAAAACGCAAGAGGAACGACAGGAGCGATTCCGCAAAGCCCACAACTCGACCTCGGGTTCTTAGGAGCCGGAGCCGGACAAGCAGGCTTTAGGAGTTACGTCATAGCCTCGGAAGTATCGAACAGCCAACAAGCGAATCAACGAATAAACGACCAAGCGTCACTAGTAGGATGAATATTATAGAACTCATAATTGACGAAGAAGCGGAAATGTACGGCATCGACGCTATCTCTCTCGTAGAACAACCCGCAATCGAATCGGACTTCGTAGCTCTGAAGAACGAACAGATACAATTCAAGACCCAAGACAACGAGAAGCGTCTTGTCATGGGTGCGGCACTCATTCCCGACAAACCCATCTACCGAAAGAACGGGGAGGAAGAATACTACGTGTATTTTTCAAAAAAGACCGTCCGTCGTGCGATGGAACTCTACTTCCAAAACGGTAACCAAGCGAACGCGACCCTCGAACACGAGCATACGTTGAACGGGTTGCACGTCGTGGAGAGTTGGATCGTCGAAGGAGAGCAGGATAAAAGCCGTATGTATGGACTCGATGTCCCGGTCGGTACGTGGATGGTCTCAATGAAAGTAGACAACGACGCGATATGGGAGAAGTACGTGAAGGAAGGCAGCGTGAAAGGGTTCTCGATTGAGGGATTCTTCACAAACAAATACGAACTCGCAAAGGCAACCGTCAAAAAGGACAAGCGATATAAAGAGGGACAGCGCGTCGATATGGAGTCTTATAACGATTACCCCGACGGAGTGAAGAACAACGCTAAGAAGGCGGTTGAATGGGCTGAAAAAAACGGATGGGGATCGTGTGGAACGGGAGTCGGAAAGCAACGAGCGAGCCAACTTGCAAAGGGGGAGAATATCAGCGTCGAAACGATCAAGCGGATGAGGTCTTATCTGATCCGTCACGAAGCGGACTTGGAGTCCTCGACCTCATTCTCTGACGGATGCGGGTATCTCATGTATATGGCTTGGGGTGGAAAAGCTGCTCTGCGTTGGTCGGAATCCAAGCTGAAGGAATTGGAGCTATTGTCGGCTATCGAAGTAGAACTCGGACTTGATTATATAAAAAAATACTTAACGAGTAAGGATTGAGGTTCTCAAATCGTTATATATAAAAACCCCAGAAGATGACTCTGAAAGAACGCATCTCCGATATCTTCGAAAAGTACAGCGTCGAACTCGCTGTCGAAGAGAAGGAGGAAACACAAGAGGTTGCATTTGCAACGGCTGTCCTCGATAGCGGACAGGAAATCCAAACCGACGCGGACGCATTCGCGGTCGGTGTTTCTGCTTTTGTCGTGAATGACGAAGGCGAACGAATCCCTCTCCCAGACGGAGACTACAAACTCCAAGACGGTTCTTTGCTCGTAGTAGCAGAAGGCGCAGTCGCTGAGATGAAAGAGGCAGAAGCAGAAGTCGAAGCTGAAGAGGAGAAGGAAGAAGAGATGAAGGCTCAAGAAGTAACCGAAGAGGTTCAAGCATCATCTGAGGTATTGACTCGCGAAGCTGTTGAAGGCATGATCGCCGAAGCTATCGAAGCAACAAAGAAAGAATTCTCTTCACAAATTGAAGAGCGAGACGCGAAGATCACGGAGTTGAGCAAGCAAGCTACTCCGAGCATCTCACGCGCTCCAAAGATGGAGGCACCTGTTTCTGTCGATTTGAAAAGTTTATCAATCCAGGAGCGCGTTGCCGCGATCCACAACCAATTTTCTAAATAATGGCTAACGCTACAGTTAATGTCGGCACGTATGCTGGCGAAGCGGCACGACCTTACGTTGCTGCTGCGATTTTGTCTGCTGACTCTATCGCGAATAATTATGTCTCCGTATTGGAGAACGTTCACTCGAAAGCGGTTCTCCGCAAGTTCTCAGGAGCAGCAATCCAAAACAATTACGACGGTATAGATTGCACGTTTAGCACTCCTTCAAGTGGTCAATTGACTTTGGGTGAAGCTGTTTTGGAAGCTCAATCTTTGAAAGTCAACGAGCAAATCTGCAACGCTGACCTTCGCGCGACTTGGGAATCTGCCCAAATGCGAGGCGAATCTTCAGCGGCTCCCGCTGACTTCACTTCTTACGTTGCTCAATACGTAGCCGCGAAAGTTGCTGAGAACGTTGAAATAAACCTATGGCACGGACTATATAACAGCGCAACCGGTGGCACGACCGGAGGTGGAGCAGGAACTTCTTTCGAAGGTCTATTACATAAAATTGTAGATGCTAACCCGGGATATGAAAAAACAGCCGCAGGAGCTTTTACCGCTGACGCAGACGCTACTACGGGCATCCTAGCGAAACTCGATGATATCGTCGCGAACGCTCCAAGCGCGGTACAATCAGACGCGAACGCGGTACTCTATATGAGCCGAAAGTCTTTGTTCTTGTTGCAACGAGCTATGGCAGGAATTGGAATCTTCCAAGCTAATGATACGGATACGACCGGTTTTGCTGGTGTAGGATACTCACCTGAATTTGTAGGAGCCGCGCGTCCAACTACTTTCCTTGGTTTTCAAGTTATCGCACCTTCTGGAATGGCGAACGACACAATCGTTTTTGCTAACCCCAACCAATTGTACTTTGGAACTAACCTCTTGACTGATCACATCCAAGCTTCTGTTTTGGATTTGACAGGTGTAACGGGTGACGATGTTACTCGAGTTATCATGCAGTTCTCAGGAGGAACGCAAATTGTAGACGCGGGTTCAATCGCTGTCTCTCGTCGCTCATCCTAATTCATTCGGGGAGGGGCGTTAAATCCCTCCCCTAAATTCCTCAAATATGGCTTGTACATTAACAATCAACGGCAGGGCGTTTCCCTGCAAGGATAAGATCGGAGGAATCAAGCGCGTTTGGATTAAGCAATTCGCGTCGGATGACTGGGTAAAGACAGGGGGTGCGGTTTCCGCAAACTCTTCGGGAATTACGCTCTTCGGTTTTGAGATTACCAAGAACAACGGATCACTTCAACAGACGGTGAATGCCTCTGTTGAGAATGGCACTGTTTTCTACTCTCAGGTTCTCGAGTTCTCACTCCCAAACTTGACGGTTGGAGACAACCAAGAGGTGTCTGACTTACTTCGTAACCGCTTGACGGTTCTCGTTCAAGATGTCAACGATAATTATCTCGCGATGGGAGTCACAACAGGAGTTGAGGCAACAGGCGGAACGGTAGGAACGGGAACGGCAAAGGGTGACTTCAACGGCTATCAAATCCAATTGACAGCGGAAGAGGCTTCCCCGGCAGCGTTTGCAGACCCAACAGATACCAACTTGACTTTGACGGCTGGTTCTTGATTTGATTTTCTTTGGTTAGATTATAAAGGACGGGGGAGGGCATATGCTCTCCCTTTTTCGATTCATCATGATACACCTCAACCCAAACAGCTCAAGTCCTCAACCGATTTATCTCACTCTCTCGGAGATGCGGAAGGACTTTGCCGAATTCACCGATTACCTCGTTCTCTTCCAATCGATGGCATCAAAAGAAGATTACTATTTGATTGGGTACGTGAACACGGACAACGCGCGTTATACAACTCTCCAAGTATATACGAACGAAGACAACCCCACGAGCGGTCGTGTTCGCTTAACTGAGAGCGGACTTTATACTTACAAAGTGTGGGGTCAAAACTCCTCCACTAACTTAGACCCGACAGATACCGAGGTTGTCGGACTGCTTGAACAAGGGACTCTCAACGTAGCGGGTGCGACAGGGTACACTATCCCAGACATAACAATTCCCGATAACGTCATATATTACCAATAATGGAATTAATCCAACTCAACCAATACGAAGAGCGATCCTATCGGGAGACAGCTAACAAGATGGGTTTCGTCAATTACGGCGATGACAACCTCTTCCCGCAGTACCTTGTTGACCTCTATCATTCTTCCGCTACTCACAACGCGCTGTCCACAACTATCGCGATGATGATATTCGGGGAAGGGTTCGACGCTACGACCCTCGATGGAAGGCTTGCTTTTGACCAATGGAATCTCAACGACGAACTCCGGAAGGCTTGTCTTGACTTTAAAATCCAAGGCGGGTTTGCTCTTGAAGTAAATTGGAGCATCGACCGA